ACAGATGGCTGCAGAGGCTAGAGCTGGACGACAGGCACAAGCATCTCCGCAAAAGCTTTCTTTGAAGCGTTCTGTTATTGGTTGGAATGACCCTATTACCACTACACCTGTGCGTTCGGGCGACCCAGTCATCCGCCTGAACAATGATAATCGTTTTGTTTTTCATCGCGACGCCCTTGAGCGCTGGTGGGTAGGAAAGAAACCGAGAGATCCCATGACCAACTTGCCTGTTGCACCGCACCAGATTGAGAGATTTGTGGCCGAGGTTGTGGAAGACGCAGGAGATGAGCCCATGAACGGTGGACGTCGTCGCAAGCGTCTCCGTAAGACTATGCGTAGAAAGAACTTAAGGTCAACTCGCAAGAACAAGTAAATGCCCCGCACTGAGCTTCCTAAGCGTGATGAGGATGGCGTGATTGATTATCTCGACGAGGACCCGGAGATCCCGACGCAGAAGTACTGTATTGTCTCCTTCATCAGTCCGGAGAAGGTGATTAAGCAGAAGGATGAGTTCTTCTTCGAGAAGTTCGTGGAGTGGATGGACTACGAGTGGAAGGTCAAGGGACTTGAGAGTCTCATGGCGTTCCTTGCCAAGAAGTATTCGCTGAAGATCGAGGATCTGATGAAGGATGCGAACGACTTTGCTGGTGTTCGTAAGGAGGAGGTGAAGAAGACGGACATCCACGAGCAGTATGAGATCTTCCTGCTCAAGGAGGAGAAGAACCTTCAGGAGATGTATGATAACAAGGTTGATTTCCGCACCAATGTTCGCGGTGTCAAGGTTCGCCGTTCGTTCCCCACGGTTGAGGAGGCGCAGATGTTCTCCAAGGTTCTCCAGCGCCGGTACCCCAAGGACAACCTCTACATTGGCAAGGTGGGTGCGTGGCTCCCATGGGATCCTTCGGAGCACCTGATGCCGGAGGTTGAGTATGCGGAGAAGGAACTCAACGAGCTGATGCGCAAGTACAAGGAGAACGAGTCCAACAAGGAGATGTTCTTCGCTGAGCAGCGCGAGGAGTCCATTAAGGCGCAGAAGGAGGAGAACGAGCGTCGTCGCAAGGCCAATGCGGCAGAGAAGGCGTTGGAGGACGCTTCTCAGTCTGTCCATCCGACGGAGGGGGTGCTGCGTGAGTAAAATGTTGATTTAAAAATAAGATGGAGGACGAGCTATACGGACCTATTAAGAAACGTAAGTATATCGTCGAACCTGGAGCACCGTATCCCCGAAGGGAACTAAAAAACCCAGGATTAGCTTCAATTAACGCTCAGAGGAATAGGGCGGCACGGGCTGCTCAGTCTGCTCCGGCGCCTGCGCCTGCACCTGCGCCTTCATCAGATTCCATGGAGGATATCGAATCTCGTCGTCGTAGTGCGCGTATTGCCGCAGCAGGACTCGCAAAGGCGCAGCACGAGGAGACTGAGGCGGAGAAAAAGAGGTGGGATGCCGAGGTGAAGAAGGCGATTGCTGAGGGTAAGAAATACAAGAAGGCGGTTGCGATCAAGGTGCGTGAACTCCACGCAAACGCTTCTGTTGATGAACTGTTCGCACTCGTAGATCTCCTCTCTTGGGCGGGCGAGAAGTATGCGTCACTGGAGGCGTCTGTCTTTGCGTATGAGAAGCAGAATGAGGAAGAGGAAGAAAAGGCGAACTCTGAAAAGGAGAATGCGATGCTCACGCTTGGACTGACTGAGTTTATTGAGCAGGGTATTAAGGCGGGCGAGGGTCTTCGGTATGCTGGTGACAAGAAGAGCAATGCGGTTCTGCTTGCATCATCGATCCTTCAGGAGATGGGAGCCCCTGTTCCGGAGGATCCTAACTTCAAGGATGTTAACTACGGTGGTCGCCGTCGCAAGACGAAGAAGGGGAAGAAGTCGCGTCGTGCGACCAAACGCAAATCTCGCGTTTAAATAATGTCTCTTAAAGGTCTGATTCATCCCCAGACAGCGGAAGCTATGGGCAACTTACAACCGGTATTCTTCTTAGAAGATATTCTCTTAAACCGCGCCGAGTGGAATAAAGTTATGGAGATAGCGGATCGTACTCGTCACTTCTCACAGGAGGAACTTCCTGCTGGAATCAGTCCCCAGTTTGAGTTTGAGATGGAACTTGGACGAAATCTGTCAAAAGAGAATAAAGCTTTGGCTTATAAGTTTAGCAACTGGGAGAGGTGGTTCAATTTTGTTGACGGGTCGCCAAAACATCTCCCCCTTCCACCTCGAAGGGCGGATTACCAAGCACATATAGGTAAAATGAATGACCAATATAAAACCTATGGTACGACAGACTTAGACGATAATATGGAAGGCGTCGCTACTCCTACTAACGAATGGGTAAGTGGTTTCACGTATGCAGAAGCCCTTAGGAATCGCGATTCTGAAGGCGATATAGTGATGAGAGACTACGGTGGTCGTAAACGTCGTAAGACGAAGAAAGGGAAGAAGTCGCGTCGCAAGACCAAGCGCCGTGTTTAATCACGTCCATCTTGCTTCTTCACCCACACGGAAGGTGGGGCGTTCTTCTTTCTCAAGGAAGCGGCGTTATAGTCGTCGGAAGCGAGCATAGCAGACTGGAATGGACGATTATCCGCCCACAAGGATTGATCACACAACCTAAATGGAGGGTGCTCAGACGCCTTGTACCAAAATACCTGATCCTCTAGCTTGTTGGAAGACACGTTGTTGCAAATGACCAGTCCCTCATAGTTCTCTGTGCACTGGTCCATGAAATCACAAAACATCTCAAAGGTAGGAAACATACCTGCGTAATTCTCGTAAATCCTACGACGATTACCTAGGATATTCTCACGAAGAATGAACACAAAGTCCACATTAGTGCGCAAGTTAGGCGTGATACCGAGCGGGTACTGCATGGTGATAATGGTCAGCATGTCTAAGTGGCGACCGTTCATGAACACAAACCGTGTAGACTCTTCATTGATCCACTCTTTTGCAGCATACAAGCAGTCATCCAAAATCATGAACGCACGAGGGTCAAACGGAGCGCCCGTCGCCTTTGTCTTCATAAACCTCTGCTTTGCTGCAAACTGACGCTTGATAAACGCCTGTACTTTTGCGGGTTCGTACTTATCGTGAATCAACTTTGAAGGTACAAACGCTTGAAAGTACTCGTTCACCGCTTCCGTGGGCGAGATCACCATCCCTGCAGGGAAGCAGTCTTGTACATTGAAAAGCAGGTCACGTGCCAAGAAGGATTTACCTGTGTCCTTCTTGCCGATGATCACAATCATAGGACTCTTGCGAGAGTCCATGGAACATCGGTCCTTGATCATGTCCATGTTAAACTTCTTCAGTTGGAAGTTCATCTTGTTCTGGTGTGTCGTTTATTTTTTCACATTCCTCGCCGAGTCTTTTCATAATGGGAAAGGATCTGAGAACTACGCCCGTGCCACTGAAGATCCATCGAGTCTCCACATTGGATGGAACGCATTGGAATATGAAGTCTATGCAACCCTTCTTTCCCAGTCTTGAGAAGTTGTTCAAGACAGAGAATGTCGTTGGACTCCACGACTATGGAGTCAAGGTGTCTTCTCCGATCGAGTCGATTGTAGATGCGAAGAACGTTAAGGTTCATGGTCAGGTGATTCCTGTCCATCACAAGACGACTATGATTCTGTCTCCATTCAAGACGATGCGAGGAGACTATGGATCTTTTGGTGTCCCGAAGCGAACTGATGTTGCAGATGATATGCAGGATCGTATGCAGAGTCCTCATACTGCCGCCTACGTGGGTGCAATGACATCGATTGCTCTGTCTGAGTCTGGATGCCGTCATTTCCCCAAGGTCTATGGCGTCTATGTTGGTGTAGCGAGCACCCACACGATCGACATCTCTGAGGACTATGAGGACCTGACTGAGAAGGGATGGTTTGCCGATAAGATTGGGTCAACATTCGAACTCCGTCTCCGCACAGCAGGTCATGATGCTGAGTTTTCTCACACTCGCCGTGCACGTGCGATGCTCGAGATGGGCGATGAGGTTGACCTAGGTGAGATTGAGGATGTGGACGCTGACCACGTGAGCAACCCTGAGACCGTAGAGAGTGCTGAGGCGTACGATGTTGCTTCCTCAGAGTCCCCTGAACTGAACGAAGAGGAGGAAGATGATGACGATGTCTACGATATCGAGTCCTGTGCGTGCTCTGACGCAACGGACGATGAGGAAGGTGATGAGGATGAACCTGAACCGTTTGCATGGGCAACGTTCAAGGATGCGCCTGTTGTGACAACCGTTATGGAGATCTGCGAGGGTACGTTCTACGAGTTGATCAAGGAGCACCCTGAACCTGAGAAGCATACTGCATGGGTTTCCCAGATCGTCTTTGCTCTTGCGTACGCACAGAGGAACTATGGGTTTGTTCACAACGACCTCCATGGAAACAATGTGATGTACGTGAAGACGTCGGATGAGTTCCTCTTCTACAAGCAGGGCGGTCAGTCGTACAAGATTCCCACGTTTGGATACCTCATGAAGATCATTGACTTTGACCGTGCAATCATGTCTCTGCGCCTTACGGGAATGAAGGAACCCAAACTGTTCATGAGTAGTCAGTTTCAGGAGGATGAGGAGGCGGGTGGTCAGTACAATATGGAACCATTCTATGACCAGAAGAGGCAGCACATTGGAGCATGTCCATCCTTCGATCTTGTTCGCTTTGCTACGTCGGTCTTCTGGGATATGTTTCCCAAGGGACCGAAGCATGACTACATTCACCCTCTGTTCAAGGTATTCCTCCAGTGGATGACACAGGGCGACGGTTCATCTGTGATGTTCCGCAAGAAGATGGATAACCATGACAGGTACCACGGATTTGACCTGTACAAGGCGATTGCAAGGTATTGCACGGACTCTGCCGTCCCTCGCAAGGAGATTGGTCGTATGACTCAGTATCGCGTCACTGGTCAAGTTGGTGATGCGTTAGTGATCGAGGCGTAGTTTCAATCCTATTCATAAATGGATATCGTCAACGAGCATGGTCAACCTGTAGATACCGAGCGTTGGGAAAAACGCGAACAAATCCATGCAAACGCATTTGTTGAACCAGATGATGTTGTACTTGAACTTGGCGCCCGATATGGAAGTGTGTCAGTTGTGATCAACCGAAAGTTAAACAACCCTCTTAACCATGTTGCGGTTGACCCAGATGACCGAATCTGGGATTCTCTTGACCGAAATCGTGAGGTAAATGGATGCAAATTCCACATCCTAAAGGGAGTCATCTCCAAGAATCCGGTCAAACTTGCAGAGTTGGACGATTGTGATGGATATGGTACGACCTCTGTTCAGACAACCGAACCTACATCTGTCAAATCCTATACACTTGAAGAAGTTCAAGAGATGTATGGGTTGAAGTTTACGACGCTTGTTGCAGATTGCGAAGGATTTCTTGGGACCTTTTTTGAAGAAAATCCTTGGATCTACGACCAGTTAAACACAGTTCTGTATGAGCAAGACTATGTCGACAAGTGTGATTATGACCTGATTGCGAAGAACCTTAAGGAACATGGGTTCACGAATCTTTGGTATGGTTCCCACCTTGTGTGGAAACGCCTATAACCTTGAGGAACGCAGAATCCACGCAGAATAGGACATGCAGAATCTCACCTGCAACAAACCATGCGATCATCGACTTCCACCACACAATGTTAAACACATACGATGTAATCAATGCTGCGGCAATCGTCATCAATGTGTCATTCAGCGCGAATCCAAAGAATCTCGCTGCATGAACACCTTTTCCTGGTTCTCCCAGAAGCGTAGAATACGGACACGGCATTTACGATTACATCTACGTAAAGAAATAATGCCGACAGCAGAAGAGCTTCGGGAACTAGGAAATCGCAAGAACGCTCTGGAGAAGTTTCTTGAGATGGCTATATTTGAAGTTAAAAACGTTGCTGAGTTTGGAGGTAAAAACGTAATGATTGATGCTCCTCCGACTATCAAGACCGAGGTGGCAAGATTCCATCTTCTTAAGACGTTTCCAGACTGCAAGATCACGAGGAACTTATTCAGTCCTCACTTCAAGATTGACTGGTCATAAGTCTTTATAGCTTCCTCTATAGTGTTCTTATCCTTTTCGGCTTGTACATGCTCCCCAAACGTATATTCAATCGTCTGTGTAGGACCTTTAGGATAGTACAGTGTGATTTTGGAGTTACATAAATGGTCAACTCCCAGCCAAACTTGCTGTAACCCTGCAAGTTCAATCATTCTTCCTGCAACGCGAACGATACGAGACATACTGTTTATATATGCTTATCTTAAAACTCCGGCTTGCCCACGAACATGTCCTGAGCAGCAGTTGTCACCGTCTCGGCAACGTCAGCAACCGCCTCAGTACCAAGAGAGTAGAGAACTCCGCTCGTGAGCACACCGGACCCCGCAACGATCTTACCAAGATCCGTGTAATCAACCTGCTGTGACTTTGCACGGCGATCGAGGACATAGAGCAACGCCGCAACAATCATCACGGCGCCAACAATCATTCCAAGAGTCTGATACTCCATTTGCTTTTTGAATGTGGATTGGTTTAGAGATAGTTAGACGCACTACAAATCCAACTTGACAGTTCCCTCCGGTTTGACAGCCGGTTCCTCATCGCTCTCGAATCCGAGGTCGATTTGGACATCATCACCCAGAGTGAGGCGAGGGCGCTCCTCATCTTCCTCATTATCAGTCTCAAACTCGACCGTCTCCGACTTTCCGAAGGTAAGTGTGGGTTTGGGTTCCTCGACCTTCTCCTCAGGAGGTGGGCGGGGTGTGTCGGGGCGCTTCTCAGGTGCAGAGCGCGCCTGGAAATACGCCTTACTGATCTCCTTCCAAGGAATGAAACTATCAATGACCTCATCAAGAACGCCGCTCATCATGACCTCGATATCACGACGGTTACGAGACTGCTGCTCGGACGAAACGTCGATCGTCTTGAAAAGATACGCATTCGACCAGCACTTGCGAGCAACAGACTTGTACATCGTAAAGATGAACTTGGGAAGAGACGGGCGATCAAACTCAATGTTCACATGCGCTTCATCTGACTGCTGGAGAGCAGCAAATGCACGGATGTAACTGACAAACACACCAAGCAGAAGGTCATCCATGTACTCGCACTTGGAGGCGATCTCAATGCGCTTCACCTCTGCATTCAGAACATCGTCCGTCCACTGAGGGACGCGGGTCAGTAGGTTCTGAAAGGTCTTGAGGATCTCGCCAGGTTGCTTGTTGCGAACACATGCGGTCTTCGCGTTGTCGTAGATACTCCAGATGCCATCAGCGACGTGAGGGATCAGAACACGACTCAGATTTTCACGGAGCGACTGCTTGACAAAATCGGTGCTCATTTACTTAGACAGAGTGATTAGAGGAATGACAATACGGACGCATGAAGTTCGTTCTCATTCTGATGATTCGAAATGAGGAGAAAATCCTCAAAAGATGCCTAGAGTCCGTGAGCAATCTGGTTGAGGCGTATTGTATTTGCGACACAGGGTCAACTGACAAGTCTTGCGAGATTGCTCGTGAGTTCCTGAAGACACATGACGGGTGTCTGACCGAAGTCCCCTGGAGAGACTTTGGTTATAATCGAACACTAAGTTTCCAGAACGCACAGTCTTATCTCAAGAAGACTGGTTGGGATCTGAACAAAACCTATGGTCTTCTGTTGGATGCAGACATGATGTTTGTACAAGGGTGTTTGAAGGATCAGACTCTTGGAGAATTTGGGTATACTGTTCTTCAGTGTGCTGGGACACTCGAGTATCCAAATACGAGATTGGTCAGAATGGACTACAACTGGATCTGTAGGGGTGTTACCCATGAATACTGGGATGGTTTCTGCAATCATATCCCAAAGGCGGTATGTTACATTGCCGATCACAACGATGGAGGATGTAAGGCGG